GATGGTTAATGAATGCAAATATAATGGTTTAAAGAAAGCTTTAACTAATGCCTATGGTAGTTACTACTCTACTCTTATCTATGAGGGGAAATTTGATATAGTAGCACCTGATTTATCTAAGCTACGTGAAATCACCACACAAATAGGAGAGAATAAAACGACAGAATATATATTCATAACTATAAATCCAAAAAAGTCAATAGCCTTTGAAACTTTTCAAGAGTTTATATCTGGCAAAAAGCAAAACCTCTTATCTAAAAAATGGATAAAAGATTATATATATTGTTACGAGCAACGGTCAGAAATCGAAAATGATTATCACGGATACCATCTTCATATGGTATTAAAGAGAAATAATAAGAAAATGTTCGACATAAGAAAAGAGTTTAAATCAACGTTAAAATCTATAATGGATGTGGATAATCCACACTGCCTAAACTTTAAGAATATTAAAGATGAAGCAGATTTAAAAAGACGTTTAAACTATATCACTAATTCCAAAAAGGATACAGAAAAACATAAAAAGCAATATAATGATGTTTTTTTCCGGAAACAATATGACCTCAAGGATCATTATAAAGACAATGATCACTATAACCTACTTTTATCTCAATTGGACATATCTAATCAAGATCTCAGCTCAGACAGCGATACTTCCTCCTCTTGTTAGTATCGCTCAAACCTCCGCACCTCTCTGCACATATGAACCCCCCACGAATGCGCAAGCTCGATTTTTGAACTTGCCTCTGGGGGCTATTGTATGCCCGAAGGCACAAGTTGATTTTTATGTTATTATATGGTAATTTTATAATATTTACAAGCCAGCTTTAGCTGGCGATGTAAATATGTTATATAAAATTTCCATATAATCACTTTGATAAAAAGCAATCTCAGTGCGGAGGCTAAGCCCCACTGGAAGCCAAATCGTTAGTTTGCGTCCTGGGTGGCTAACCTACCTATTTTTTTTTTCTAACTATAAAGAAACTATGGTTTTCAAAAACAAAGTCTCAAAACGCAAAATCTTCCGGAAATTTTCCGGTAGAAAATTAATTGCTAAAAAGAAACGCAATAATCTCATCAAATTAATTAAAGATGTAAATATTGCACAAAGTGAAATGAAATATAAAAGTTCCTATGTAGAAACTGGAATACTGAATCATAATTCTGTAACTCAATTTTATCTATGGCATCCATCAACTGGCGAAGACATTATGAATCTAATGCCAACTCAAGGAACGACTGACTCTTCAAGAATTGGAGATCGTATATATATGAAAGGTATTAAAATAAGAGGAATGTTTCAAATCCCTTGGGACAGACGTTCTACACGTATGGCTGTCTATTGGTGTCCTCACAATAGTGAGCAAGGTGACCCCTCAAGTGATCTATTTCATAATATATCTGGATTAACATTCTTAGACCCTATACAAAAAAAAAGATTTCCTGGAGCTAAACTTTTACAAATAGTAAAATCTCCTGCCAATGATACATCCGTCGGTGAATACGGCGGTTCAGTTGGCACACCTTTAGCTGAGGATCAAAAAACCTTATACATCAATACCTATATAAGGTTAGAACGTAAAGCATATTTCAATGCTGACGCATCCTTAAAAATAAGTAATATGAAAGAATACGGCAGTCTCTGCCTATGCCCTTTTGATAAAGCTTCTGCAGTATCAACAGCAAATATAATATTGTCTGGAACTATAACAGGCACATTATATTATAAGGATTTATAAATATCTATAAATACGCAATTTTAAATATCTATTATTTTTCTAAAACTTTATGCCGAATTTTTTTCTGCGCATAAAGAAAAAGCATAATGTCTAATATAGACATTGACGAATATGTCCAACAACTTCAGAGAGGTTTCAATATTAAAGAAGACTCAGAATGTGCCTTCGCTATGATGGTTAATGAATGCAAATATAATGGTTTAAAGAAAGCTTTAACTAATGCCTATGGTAGTTACTACTCTACTCTTATCTATGAGGGGAAATTTGATATAGTAGCACCTGATTTATCTAAGCTACGT